CCGTTGATGTCTAAGTTCTGTGCTGCACCTGGAGTCAACTCCAATGTTGCGTCAAATTTTTTCGTCACACCATTATATACAAGTACCATTCCATTTGATAAACTGGAGGCATTTACGTCGCTTAATTCTGATAATGAGAGAGTTTGAGCACCTGCGAGAGAAGATATAACCTTAGTCGCATTTTGTTGCCCTACTCTGATTTTGATATCTGCCATCTATAAGTTAGCAATTCAGATCTGAAAGTATTTATATTTACTAAGACGTTATCTTTGAAGTAAGTTCTTTTAACGCAGATTTAAGCGTTTCAATTTCTTTTTTCATCTCATCTAATTCTGCTTGTTTATCATTATTTCTTCTTTTTTGTGACAAATAGTTTGAATAACCATTAGAATCACGACTTATGATTGCACCAGTTGCTTCATCACGAAATAAATTTTTATGCCCTTCTACTGGTATCATGCTAATGCGATTGCTCTAAAGTCTCTTAATTTTACTGGATAAGATTCATTCGATGACATCATAACAATTTTTATTTTAAATCCAGTAAATTGCTCTAAATTATTCTTTGTGAATTGATATTCTGAGAACTTACCGAAACTATTTGATTCAACAAAAGCATCTGCTCTACCATCATTTAAACTTGAATCAATCACATCATCACCAAATCCGTCACCATCCGTGTCTATCAAGTTTTTATATCCAGGAAATGGTCTATAGTTTTGAGATACCTCGGTTGAATCAGCACTAAACAATCTATAATATACTCTGAAATCTGATTCAGGTTGAACACTGGCACCTATTAAAACTTTAAGAGATGTTGCTGGTTGTTCAAGATTAACTTTTTGTGATATGAATACTGAACCATGTGGGTCATCTTCAATTTGAGTTGTTCTTGGATCAGATGCATAATTATCAAACCCAATTGGATTGTTAATTTTATTTCTACCCAGTATAAATTGAGCATTTTTTGTATCAACTACAGGTGATAAATTTGGATCCCCTGAAGTCATATTGAGATTTACAGTTAATGATTTATTTTTAGGTAAATTTGATAATCTTTCTGACTCATTGACAGTCGATGCTACAATTCTTGGTGTTGGGAATAAGACAGTTTGATTAAGTCCAGCAGCATCAAATCCTTGATCTATGAATGAAACCTCTGTTCCATCTGCACTTGTTCCACTTATGGTTCTTACTGACGTAGATATGCGAGTTGTATTACCAGGTGTTATTGCATTTATCTGAGGATTAAAGGTACTAAATTGATGATTTTGTGATATTCCAACGTTTTTACCACCAAATGCCTTTTCATTTGTAAAACATAAAAGTTCTTTTCCAGTTCTTGTGGAGTCAACAGCATTGACATCAACTTTTAAGTAATAATTGTCAATATTCATGGCATCAAACAATGTTGAATCAGTAGGTATTGTATGTGTGGTATTAATACCAGTCAAAGGCATTCCTGATGCTTCATAAGTTTGAATACTAGTTCCTTTTTCATGATCAACCGCTTTTGTTCCAAACAAACCTCTTGCAGTCAATGAAAGTTGATTTGTACCAGTGACATAACTAACAACTTCTTCACCAATTTGTGCAAAACCACGATCTGTTGTAACTCCAGCGTATGAAGTAAATGGTGTTGTATTTGCTATTGTAACGGATCCCGAACTTACACTAATGTTTTGTGTTGATGGTACAATAGTAGTGTCAGGTTGAACATCTTGAATAACAATCTTATTAGTTGCACCATGATGAGCATGATTGTATTGAGTTACTTCAAATACATCTCCAGTAAATAAATTACTCTGAACGGTAGAATCACCATTAACAGTTGTATTTGTAACTACTGTTCTTGTTTGATTATCAGTATTATAATGAACAAGAGTTTCACCTGAAGTAAATTTATCACCCTGAACATCAGTTAGATATAAAGTGTTAAATGTTGAATTGATAGATGTTACTGTAAATTTAGCACCACTTCCTCTTAATACTTTTACATCATCATTATTAATTGTTAGTACATCTCCTACCTGATAACCAGTGCCTCCACTAACATTTGATATACTATCGATTGTTTCTTGAGGACCACCAGTTATATTGGTCAATGTAAAGTCAGCAGTAGCTCCTGAACCACTTCCTGTCAATGAACGTAGAGAAATGGTATTAGCATTACTGAAAGCGTATCCAGATCCACTTAACACTTTTTCAACAGCATCAATTGCTGCACCTTGACCTTCAATAATTCCTGTTATACTTACATCTTCAGCGTCATTCGAAGCTCCTGTGCTAACTTTTCTTCCTATTGGAAATTCATTATTACTTTTCGCACCAGATCCACCTAGTTTTACGATTAACTTTCTAGGTAATGACCTGATAGGATTGTCACGAAGAACGGATGTGTTTAAATTACCAGGTTCAATAGGTGTATTATAAAATGTAGTGGTTCCTGACTGAACAAACTTTGCTTTTCTTAATTTGAATGTTAGATCTTGGAATTGACTAGCAGTCCATATTGTTCCATTTTGAGATTTAAATAAACTACCACCAATATATTGTTTAGATACAACTACATTTTCAGCATTAGGTAAATTATTTGTTTTTACAGTCTTTTCACCCATAGTTGCAACCCACATTTCATATTTGTCAGATGCAGGTGCCAAGAATACTATTGCATATTCTTTTTCAGGTTCAAGATATACAGGAGATGGGAATCTAAAGGTGGTTGCTACAGATGCATCTTCAGAAGTTTCAATTGGACTACCATTATTGTAAGTTGCTGGATTAATTGATAATTGTGTGTAATCTTGAACAAGATATCTTGTAGGAGTTCCGAGTTCAACTTCTCTTAGTTCAACAAATAATTTTGCTTGTGGATCTATTTTCCTAAAGTATACATCAAATGAGGTTAAGAAAGCACCAGTCTCATCAACAGTAAATGACTGTGCAAGAGGGTCTCTATGAGGAGCAGTAAATTTTTTACCTAATTCCTCTTTATGAATTGTATTTGTTTTATAAGTTACCTCAGTTGGTTTTGTTCCACTTGGTGGGGGTGGATTTCTTACCTGCACAGTGTTTGTTGTAGTCGTTTCTAAGGTTCCTGTTCCAGTAAATACACCTATAGCATCACTTGCTAAATCAGTGCTGCCAGGAACGGGTATAGTGCCCTCTTTCGCAGCTGTTACTCTAAATGTTTTTGTACCAGTTTCAAATAATTGTGGTGGTTTCGGTGTTGTATTTGGATCTCTGAAGAAGAAAGTTCCTAATAAATCTCCCCAATTATCAGTGCGTAACCTTATCTTTGTTACTTTAGCGACTGCACCACTCTGTTCACCAACTATTCTTGCACCTTTTTTAATATATCCATAATATTTTTCCTCATTTGCCAGTCCCACACAATCAATGTTAAGTAATTTTGATGTTGCAGAGTAAGCACTAGATGGTGCAGGTCTATTTTTATCATATGGATCTACACTATACTCTTCAACAGTAACTGCTGGTGCTCCTAATCCAGCCTCCACATCAGGTCTATTCTGATCACCAAATTTATGATTTGGTCTTTGGATTCTCATTAAACCAATTCTATCACCACCTTTAGTTACTTTTATGTCCTCAAATGCTGTGAAAGTACCAGATACCATTTCTATTTCAATTAATTTTGGAGTTATATCTGGAATTCCATTATCAAGATAATGATAATGTCTTGTAAGTGGTTTTAAACCATTCGCATTAAAGAAAACATTACGAGAACGCATATATGGATCAACTTCACTTGTAGTTTTTACACTCTCAACATAATCATATTCTTTACTTGGACCTTCTAATACATTTTTATATGTTGTTTTAAATTTTTGTGTTTGCTCATAGATATTATTGACAATTTTTATTCTATGTCTATACCAATCAGAATCAGGGTCGTCCACACTTTTTCCAGTATTTTTTGAACCTACTTTTGTTTCTTTGATAGGACCTATTGCTTTGCTATTTGCAACTTCAGCCCAAGTTGCTCCAGTTGATTCTTTTCTTACGTTTTCTACATAAATTGTACGTGTCCAATTATCAGATGGTGGATCTAATATTATACCACCCATGAATACTATTACACTAAATGGGTTAACGTTTTCAACACCTGTTGCGTGAGGTTGATCTAACCAATCTACTTCTTCATAATCTAAAGTTACTAAATCACCTGTTTTTTTACAATTTGTATCTAAAAGTCTTAAGTTTGAATTTAAATCTGCTTGAGAAGGATTTATTGCAGGATCAAGTCCCAACTCTGGTTTGATTGACCAAAAATCAACTGTGCTTATTAACTCTTGATTGACAACATCTACATCACATTGAGAACCTGTTTCTGGATCAAAATCAATAAAACTTCTATCCTTAAAGTTATTAACCACAAAACCAGTTTTAAATCTATTTAAACCACTAGCATCAGTTACTTGAAGTGATTTAGTATCCAATTCCAAAGCACTGAGAGATGTCATAGTCTCTAAATTTTCAATTCTTTGTTCAAGAGCACTAATATCTCTCATAGTAAATCTCTTATTATCTTGTAATGTAATAATAGGATGTCTTACTGTATCAAAAAGGTATGCTGGTAGAGCGATTTGAGCAACCTCCATAGAATTTCCATTTTCTGTAGGAGGAACAGGACTTTCAGATGACTCACCTTTTATTAATTTAACTTCTTCAAATTGATTTATTACTAATTTGTCAATTCTAGGTAGATAAAAACTATATCCAAGAACGGAACTCTCTTTTGGTGTAATTACATATGGATTTGTTGTTTCAAAAGATCTACTTGTAAAAGCAAATGGTGATTTATTTCCACTTATAGAAAAAGCATTTACTCTTGGTCTAAAATCAATTAAATCTGTTAACCTTATACCTTCAACTGCTGGTATATCATTTGCATAACGATCTTTAGTATATGAATTAACTGAGAAAAAGTCTCCTGAACTACCACTTGCAACCTCATATCGATCAAAGATAACTAATAATTTTTTTGAAGGAATGGCAGACTTTGCCTTCCTAACAATTTTTGAATAGTCACAATATTGTGCTTTGTGACCAGTGTCAAGTAAGAAATTATTAGTCCTATCAACAAAATTACCAGTTATGATTCCTTGTAAAACAGTTTCGATTGATGATTCTTTGAAATTAATTAACTCTCCGACTGTAAATTTATTTGCATTAAGATAAACAAATCTTATCTCAGTTGCATTTGGCTTAGCAACAATTTGACCGACAGCTCTACTATCTTTTCCTACAATTTTTTCACCAATAATAGCGTTCGTATCTAAAGATAATCCTGATACAAATGTTAAACCATCAAGTGTAGGGGTTGATGTGTCTTTAGATTCGTAAACTGCATGAATTTTAACAACATCTGGAACGTTAAGAGATATTTCTCTATCTTCAACTCTTAATCCGTAGATATCACTCGGAACAAGTAAAGAAGTTAAAGTAGATACACCAACTGTCCTTGTAATTTCAATTTGTTCACTTCTTAAATAATCTTTTGATCTACTAATTGCCCCAATTTTTTTCAAAGTAACATTAACTGTAACTTCTTCTGCTGCTGTTTCTTTTAATCCTGTAAAAGTTATATCATTTCCACCATTTGTAATACTTACTTGATCAGATGTTAATGGTTCAATAGTTCCATCTTGATAGATTATTGAATATTTTTCTTCATCAAATGGTTCAAAAAATGCACTTGTGATACCTGAAGACGCATTTAAAGCAGCTTGAGATGTTATTGTTAATGATTTACTACTTACAACTTGATTAGCGATTTGTTTTGTAATTATTAAATTTGAATTTGAAGTGTCTACAGTCGCAATATTTCTTCTTGGTAATTTAGTTGATATTGATGAATTAACATCTCTTAACTTTGGTGCTTTAATTAAAAATGGTGATGATGTAGAAAACCCAGATATATTTGAACCCTCACAAATTCCTGCAACATCTGTTGTTGCATTTAGTGTAATAGTTTTTCCATCCGCAGTAATATCAGATATTCGATTAAAGTGTGGATCACCACCAGCACCATTATTATAAGAAATTATTGTTCCAGTATTAATTCCAATGGTTCCCCCAAAGTTTCGATTATTAACTGATGCAGTATTATCTGTTATATTCAACTCATCGGCAATTGAAAAATTTGGTAAAGTAAAATCATAAAGTTTAGTATCAGCATTAAAAGTAGATATTCCAGTTGCACTGAATGTATCTTGACGTATTGATTTAATATCTTCAATCGAATATGAAATAACTTCTTTCACTGATACTGGATTAGATATAGTTCTTTCATTCAATATTACTTGTTCACCACTAATGAATGTGCCAGTTGTCTGAGAAACTGCTAATTCATTATTTCCTGTTGCATTTTTATTTCTTGCAAGATATCCAATTGCACCACTTCCGAGACCTCTTACTCTCATTCCTTGTGTTGCAGTAATATTAGTGAGTGACGCACATTTCAATATTGTAAATGTCTGAATATCATATAGATGCAAATCAAAATTTGTGGTAGGACCAGAATATGCAGCATCAGTAGCATTATAAGAATAAACTCTTGCCTCACCTATTAAACTTCCAGATGCAGTATGTGCACTCGCACCTTTTCTTTCATTTCTTAATGTTACAACATTTGTATTGCTTCCACCTATGTTAATAAAAGGAGTTCCAGATGCATTATTAACTTGAATGACACTACCCATGTCAAATGAAATAGAAGCATTTAATACGGATTTTGTATCTCTTGGTTTCTCTACGTCTATAATTGTTGAACCTGGTTTATAAACATCATACCCTCTAACATAAGCCTTACCAGGTGATAATTTAACACACATTAAATCATCAGATGGATTATTTCCCTCTTCAGTTAATTGATCTTCAATATATAATCCACCAGAATCAACTTCGTCATTTAGAGAGTTTTGTGTATTGACTCTAAATGGAGCAACAGAGTAATCACCTGACTCATCATACGTTCTAGCAGCAAAATACTTTCTTAATTGTGAATAGACTGAACTGTCTTGTAATTTTTTTGTTAACCCATCAGAAGTTCTGAATAATTCTATAAAATTAACATCATTAAAGTCAGTTAATGCTTTTTTAGCAAGTTGTACAGTAATTTTAAATCTGTCAGCACCTGGTGCAGCAAAATTTGTAAAACCTTTTGCATTATCAAATAATGAAGAATCTTCATTTGCATTTACAATCTCTTCAATAATTTCAAAACCAACCCTATATGAAGGTGATGTAGAATAAGGTTCTAAAATTATTAGAGATGTTGGAACATCTACAAAAGTTCCACGAATAAAATAAACTCCTTTATTTACTCCAAATGCAGAACCAGTAGCAGTTGCATTTTCAGATAATAATGTTAGTACAGTTTCATTTATATTTAAAGTTGTATTTCCATATGTTATTGTTTCTTCAAGAACAAGAATTTCGCCATCTGGAAAAGCAGCACTTTCTCCATCATCTCCAGATTCAACATACTTTACAAATAGTGTTATTTCATCAACTCCTTCAGTTGGAGGTAATATAAAATTCTTAATAGTTGCAACAATACCAGAATTCTGTCCCCTTACTCTTGTTCCTTTTCCATCATTATTTGCAATTATTTCATTTAAATAAACAGATACATCAATGCCGAGATGTGTTGGATTTATTTTAGCAGCAAAATATGAAGGATCGTATTCAATTCCACCAGGAATAACCATTGAACCTTCTTTAAATATATGTTTTCCGAAAGATTCAACTTGATTTTGGAGAATAGATTGCAGTCCAATTAATTCTCTTGCCTGAACAGGATAACCAGGTTGAAAAAGAACCTTGTAATAATTTTTATCCTTATCAAAATCGTCATAGTAAGGACTTATATTTAAATTTGTCTTTTGTGGCATTTTAGAATTCGAGTATTATTTTAATGTCCTCTTTTTGACGAGAGTTTCTTGTTATTTTTGGTCTATTGTCCAAATATATTATTTCTCCCGACCCTTTATTTATCTCAGAATCAGATAAACCTGAATTGAAATTGGTTCCTAAATTAATTAATCTAGTTCCATCGGGATTTGTAGTAATACCTGTAAAATTAATATCAATTGCAGCAGAGAAACTAGAAGTTTTTCCAGTAATATTTGCTGCTGTTATTGATGATTCAAATTCATATACTCTACCAACCGTTGAAACTCCAACATAATCAGTTTGCTCCAATGATGTTTTATTCAAATTTAAAGAGCGATCTCTAAAATATTTTAAAACTTTTGTATCATTATCATATGATGCAACATAAGCAGTTGCAACTTTACCAGGATTTGAAGAAGACACAGATAAAACTTGTTGTATTTCCTCTCCTTTTTGAGGAGATCCATTAAAAGCAGCGGTGAACTTAAATGCTTTGAGTGATGAATAAGTATCATCAGTGTATATAATATCGGTATTAATTTTTGTTGGATTTTTAACTATTCCAACTTGTCCAAAAGTTGCATCAATTGGAAAATCTTTGGTTGTGTCATCAAATCTAGCGTATACAATTACTTTATCTGTTCCTAATTCAGAGTAAATATCTGAACCATGTCCTAAACCTGGTGGAATAATTGGAATTAATTTTGCTTTTGTTGACGCAGCACTGTTTAGATTACCTAAATCAACCATTGCATAACTATAACCTTTTCCACCTGAACTCACTTTAACATCTATAATACTTCCATTTTGAACATCCACTCTTGCTTTTGCTCCAACTCCATCACCTATTATATCAACTTCTTGTCCTAAACCATTTGCATAACCAGCACCTGCATTTTCAATATAAACATGTTTAATTTGGTTTAAATTTACCTCAGAATTAGCATTTTCTCTGACAGCTCTGATTTGTGTGTCAGTTGAAGTTGCCCAATCATTTGGGACTGTAATATATTCTGTAGAATCAAATTTAATTATGTCACTTGGTGAAACGGTAAAGAGATATTTCCATACATATCCATCTCCACTATTTCCTGCCTTAGAAGGTTCCAAATCTGTAAATGTTGGTTCATCCTGTGAAATATTACCTAATATATTGCTTCCTGATGAACCATTATCAATACAAACATAAACTTTAAAATCAGCATTTAATACGTAGTAATTAGCATCATAAAGTCTATTTGCCTTAGTATTTGGACTTTGATTAGCAGCACTATAATCATCTCTGTATATTTCATACCTATTCCCTGAAACCCAATCTACTCTTCTAATAATTCTTCTAATATTTGCAGATGATACTTTTTTTCCAAACATCATCGTATCACCAGCGTGTGAACGATATGTAAAACTATCTATAGGGGATGGGGTTTTTGAACTTGTATCCCAATCACTTGTTCTACCATATCCAACAAAACCACCTGGTGTTCCTGCTGGATTTGTTAGTCCAAGGAAGATATAATATGAATTACTTGTATTATCTACTGATTCTACAAAATTATTTGCGTTCAGAATTCTAAACTGATCAGTAACTATTGCTGGCATCGAATCTTAACTTTTCTTTTTATTTATAAGGGGTTCCA